ACTTGGAATATACTATGTGATTAAAAATTTGGTTTTAGGAATAAAGTTACTATTTGCTTAGAAGTAAAAAGTCCTTTTGGGCTTTTTATTTTTTGTTTTAACCTTACTTCTCATTACTCCTTACCTAGTATCCTTTTAACCTCTGCTACTATGTCTTTATTCTCCTGTGCTTCCATATGCACCTCTGTCACTTTCATTTTCAAACCAATCAACCTGCTTGGGTGTAGGATATACAACTGGCGCTACAACTAATTGCGCTAATCTTTCTCCTTTTTCTACTGTTATATCTTCATCGCCTATATTATCTGTGATAATACCAATTTCTTTATTGTATGTTTGGTCTATTGTTCCTAATGCTACACGTAACTTTGTTTTAAGCGACTTACCTGATCTAGGTCTCACTTGTGCCTCGTACCCATAAGGTAGATTAATTGCTATATCTGTTTTAACTACTTTAGTTGTGTGTGCAGGTATGTTAATCGTTTCTGATACATATAGGTCTAATCCGCTATCTGTAGGGTTTGCTCTTTTAGGAATTGTCGCGTTCACTGATAATAATTTAATCTCTAAGTACTTCATTCTTATTCTCCTATTCTGATATAATTATCTTATATAAAGATAAGGTGGGTTTAGCTTTGAACATTTCAATGTTTTTGAAGTTGCGTACTTGTGTAAGAGAAGGCAGTGTTAAAATGCCATCTGATTATAAGCACTTTGAATATATGCTATCCAAAAATTGGATTGTTCCAACGATTGTCTATTATAATACTGACTTAAATGAAGATACTCCTTTAATGATTCCACAATATAATGACTATGTCGAAGCAACAAGAGAAGGCGAAGAAAAGTATTACTCAGTAAAAGACTTTTGGATTAAATGGATACTAATTTTCATCTTCTCTTTTTTTGGAGCATGCGCCGCTATTATTGGCATATTAATAAAGTTGTTATAGTAATAGATATTAAGATAAACGAACCATGACAATGTATTCAATCAGGTATAATAAGTATCTATGAAAGTGATTGTTCATCACTTTATTTAACTTTATTATTTTCCGTAACTTATCATTACTTGTTGCTGATAATCAAAATTCATCTCAAGCACTTCCTATTTGATTTTATATCTTCTCTTTTAACTTTCATTTTTACTTTTCTAGATGTCATACCAACTATGAATCCTTTGACACCCAAATTTCTCAATTCATGTTGTACTTCTGTAGGTGTTTTACCCTTTGTTTGGTAATTGTATCGTTGAGATACCGTATCACTTAGCAACATTCATTTTGTCTTTAACTTCTTTTTGTTTGTTTAATAATTTAACAAAATTAATTCCCGCTTTAGTCAGGTCACGATCAGTCGACGTTAAATTAAGTTTGTTAATGCGCACTAATTCTTTACGACTTATCAACGCTATATTTTCTTCGCTACAATCTGACCTGTTTTGGTTCAAGTGTATTAAGCAATATCCTTTTGGAACGGGTCCATGCTTTTGTTCCCATAAATAATGTGTGTATTGTTTCCAACATTCGTTTTTAGAACCACGTTTTTTGATTTTTATAAATTTGTAGCCATCGGTAGTGGTTTTTATCGTTCCTAAAGGGAATGTGTTATCAGGTTTTTGACCTTTTTTGAATTGAGTTTCAGAGCTTCTACCTCTAGACGGAAAACTTTTACCTTTGTTCCAAGAAGGCACACCTTTTTTAAACTTACAATCAACACCACTTCTTATCCTTTTTCTCGAACAAAAACCTTTCATTTTCTCTATAGTGACATCAGCACCAAATTGTTTGTTAAACATTTCTGTCATTTCTTTTTTAGTTTTACCTTTGATGTTATCTCGGATATATTTTTCGTGTTCACCGGTCCAAATATGCCTCATGGCGACTACTCTCCTAACAACTTAGGGATTTCTGATTCTGCATCTAATTTTTCATCTTTAAACTTTTGTGCTTGCAGCACTAAACTGCCGTTATTAATGATATTTTGAGCCACTTTAGAAACTGCACTAGATCTTTGTAACTCCTCTTTTAATTCTTCGCCTTTTAAATCTTCATCGCTTAATCTTTCTAATTGTGCAAATAAATGATTGTTTAAATCTGTCAATGTGTTTCTCATTTCATTAACCCTCCCACTTTTCAAATGCTCTATTTAGGTACCAACGCGCCTTGTCTAAATCTTCTTTACCGTTCTTACGATTAGCTCGACTGATATACTTGATTGCATTACCAATGGCAAATGCTAACTCTGGTTTGTAATCTTTAGTGACCTGCTCTATGAAATCTATAATTTCTATATTTCCATACGTGTAATGCGTTGGGTGGTTAACCTTGCCATCTAACGTCTTTTCTACTTCTTTACTAGTTGGTCTAGGCACACTGATAAAGTCATAGTTATCGTCTATTTTAATAGTGCCAATACCATCAACTTTTACTACTGCGACGTATTTTAAATAAAATACATCTTGATATACGTTCAATACTTGCCCGTACCTTTGCTTGTTGTCTCTATCAGAAAATTTTATATATTCTCCTATACTTAAATCTCCAACACTCATGATCTAACCACCTTTCTAGGAAAGATGTCATTCTCCATAAGGTGCGTGCACCATTTACCACGAGGGTGTTTTTGAGGTACTGTGAATAAATGTGGTTTCTTACGTTTCAACTCTTGTAATCTGCGTTGCTCCATTCTCTCTTTATAACTAGCGATGTCGTTCTCTTTAGGTTTTAAACTATCCCACTCACTACGTCTTACTCCAATAGGTGCTTCTATTGCATCTTCAAACTTCCAACCAGAAGCTAATCTTTGTCTTAAGATATCGGGATTGATATCTGCTTCTTTCATTTTCTCTACTACATCTGGTGTAATAGAGAAGTATTTATTTTTAACTCTCATTTTTGTCACTTCCATTTACTCCACCTCTAAATCATCTATTTCAATATCGTAATTTAATACATCTCTCGGACTGTCTAACAATTGTTCTTTATAATTTTCTATCGCGTCAGAAGGCGTTTGACCTTTTTCAACTAGAACAAACGCATTAACATGACCTTTAATCGTAAAATCTAATCTCGTTTGAACCTCGTAGCTATTCATTTATTTAACGCCTCTTTCTTCTTTTTCTCTCGTCTAGCTTTTAAAAGTTCTTCATACGTTATCCACTCTTGCCCTGTGTATTTAGGTGCTTTACATATCCATGTGAGTGGTACTTCTCTGTTTTGATATCTAAAAATTTTTGCTTTCAATTTAGCTACTGGTGTTGGCATACCTTTGACGTCTATCACTTCAAGCAGCTTGTTATCTTTCCATAATGCAAAGTCGGCTATATATTCTGTTTTACGTTGGTTATCAAACTTAGGTATCAACTCATATCTAGGTTGTAATTCTATATGATCATATTCATTGCCCAAGTTACGTTCTAAATATTGGTAGTAGTCGCATTCAATTTTGCTGTCGAACACGACACCTTTATATTCAACTTTCTTAGCATTGTATTTACTCACGTTGTCACTCCTACATATCAAATATCGTTGCTTGTAACCCTAGTTCTTCTTCGTATAGAAGTTCGTATACGCCCTTGAAACGTTTCAACTCACTATCAGTCATCTTTTTACTTTCTTCGCCAAAATGAGCGCCTGTGAGTGATTTAACGATATTCAAATTAGGTTCACGTTTCTCTACTTTTATTTCTTCTGTTCCGTCAGGTCTATAAAGATAATACTTTTCCAAAATTGCCATTAGGACACCTCCGTTATTGCCTGTCTGTTGCTTTTTTCTTCCAATTTGTCATTGATTAACTTGATAAGTGTAGCTTGATTACCACTGCACCAATCAATCATTTTTTGAGCATACACATCGGAACACTCAAGTATTTGCATAACATTCTCTTTCGTTACCATGCGTCACGCTCCCTGTAATCATCGCCTAGCACCTTTACGGTTCTAGCGTTATGTTTCATTCTTGAATTGATCCGTTGCCAATTCATATTTTGATTGAGTTCTTTATCACTAAAATTTGTAGTGAAGATATTATTCTTTCCAACTCTGTTATCTACAATGCTGAATAGTTTATTTAATGTGTGTTCAGTGTTCTCTACGCCTATATCATCGAGTACTAGCAAATCTATGTTACTTAGTAGTTGTACAAGTTCATCTGTTGTTTCTGCAGCGTTCTTGTTATATGTCGCTTTAATGCGCTCCATTAACATTGGAATGTGCATAAAAGCCACTGAATACCCTTCGTTTTTAATTGCTTTAGCAATGGCATACGCTATATGGCTTTTTCCGGTACCATATGAGCCTTGTAAGATGAGCGACTTAGGTTTATCTACCGAGAATGTTTTGACGTACTCTATGGCTGTTTTTTTGGCGTATATTTGCTTTTCGTTCTGAGGTTTGTAATTATTTACTGTTGCATCTCTTAGCGAACCGTTTACAGTAGATTGATTGAAGATATTATTTATATATTTTTGCTTACGTTTCTTCTCTGCTTCTTTACCAGCTTGTATCATTGAACAGTCACAACCATGTCTAAACTCATGCCCGTTACTAAATTTGTAATAGTCGTAGGTGTTTCCACACTTACTGCATTTAAGGTTGTGTTGCTCTTCTACAATATTTTTACTAGGTTTGATATTTCTAGCTAAACTTTCCATTGATTGCATTTATAATCACTCCTAGTCCCAATAACTCTCGTCGTACTTCATGCGTTCTAACTGATCCATGCCACTAGGTTGTAATTCTTGGTTGAGGTAACCCTCAAATTTAGTACCAAATAAAGTTTCAGGTCTTAGGTACTTCTCCATGTTTGTTCCTTTCCACTCAGCAACTTTGTTGTCTATAACTCTTTTAAAGTCATCTAGTGAAAAGCCTTCATCGGTTCTTGCTCGTATGACTGTTTGATTCTTCTTAGTAGTAGATTTGTAATGCTTTCCAGTTTTCTGATTAAGGTACTCTATCACGTCTTTGTATGGATAAGAAGTCGACGAAGGAGACAATATATTATTGTTAGTAGTCTTTGTAGTAATCTCTGTAGTAATCTCTGTTAAGGATTCTTGAGTTTCTTCACTATCCATTGTTAAGTTTGTCGACTTTCCATTGTTAAGAAACTTAACAATCCATTGTGAAGTAACTTTACTATCGACTTTATAATGGACTGTAGGTGCCCCGTTCGCCTTTTTTAAAGCAGTTTCTACAATTCCCATGTTTTTTAATTTCTTTATTGAACGCATTACTTGATATTTAGATAAATGTATCTCTTCTTCCCATTCTTTATAGGATTTGTAGAAATAACCATCTTTTCTATTAGTTCGATCCGACCAATAAATCAATTGGTTAAGTAATGCAGCAGTTGGATAATCTTCGGTGATTTTCAAATAAATAGCAGGTATAGGTATAATATTGTTTTGTCCACTGAATTGCGTGATTATTGAAGAAATGTAATCTCTATTGTTCATTTTTTCACTCCCCGTACAATAGCCATTCAGGTGTTGTTTTGAATATGAATGCTATCAATTTTATTTTTTCAAGATTAGGAATTCTTTTGCCTTCTTCCCATTGTTTTATGGAGAAAGGAGAAACATATAAGATTGAAGCGAATTCGTTTATATCAAAATTTCTTTGTAATCTTATTTGCTTGATTCTATTAGCAATTTCTTTCTTATTTTCTTTAGTTATTACTCTCGAATTCATTTTTAACTCCTTTCAACATAGCGTTTAAACGATCATCAACTTTTATCCAGCTATCTTGTAAGATATATTTTTCATCAAAAGACTTAACGCCTACGTTGTGCTGTTCTTGGTGGTGTCGTCTGCATAAAGCCAACACTTCATAATCGTAATGCTGCATCTTCTTACGGTTAGCACCACGTCCTATTGCGTAGTGATGTGCAAGATCAGCGTTTGATTCCCCACATAGTACACAGTTTCGATTGACCGTTGCCCAATACAACATTGCTTTGTCCCCACTTAATAACTTACTTGTTTCTACTCTCATTGGTATTTGATGATGGAACATAAAAGCTATAATCAACTCTATCAATTCTCTTGCCACTCTCATTGAACAGTCACGTAAACTTATTTCTTCGTAACCATTCATAATTTCAAGTTCTGCTTGAAACCTTCTCCTTAGTGATTCCACAGGTTCTCCCCAGTGCAACTCAATATCTCTACATAATGCAAAAATCTTTTTACGTTGTTCTATTGATAATTTTTTGTTATCAGGTACTTCAACTTCTGCAATGAGTGAGTAACCATTTTCTAATAAGTCAATATGACTTTGTTCTAATTCAACACCAGTAGCAACGACGGAGTAAGTACCGTCGTCATCTCGCTGGTATCTTGTAATGTGTTGCATTTAAGTCACCTACCAAACAATATCTGTATGTGATTGCAATTCATCAATGGCATTTTCTGCATCAGACTTTATCGAATTGATATAGTCACTTAGTTCTTTTTTAGTCATTTTTGTAAGGTCGTCATCTTTTCTTAAAAACGATTGCAAATATTCACCATACTTAATTTGTCTTGTTGTTGGTTTATCAAAAGTGTAAATCTTCCGAACTAATATCAATCGGACCATTTGCATTACCGAATGGGTTTGATTGTTGGCTCATTGGTATCTGTCGCCCGTTAGCTTGTCTCTCTTGTTGTTTCATTTCATCAGTTTTAGGTTCGGGCTTATTTACGATTTCGTCACCTTTGTTCCAAACTTTTACAAAAGATAATCTAACGAAATACTTACCTTGATCTTCGTTAAACTTATTTTTAAGTACGATTGTTCCCATTTTGTTTATTAATCTGTCTGTATCGAAAGTTAAATCAGGTAAATTAAGTTTAATTCCTAGTCTGCTTAATAATTCGATATATTGTCTTTCTTGGAAATCTTGTTGGAATGGTGGTACAAATTGATTATGTTTGTATTGTTTACCTTCGTTATTTTCAAATACGATAGTGAAATATCTTCCTTCTTTGTCATTAAATTCAACATCTTTAACTTTAACTGTGAATTCTCCTGCTCCTAAGAAGTCTCCACCTTTCATAAATGCATCTTGATTAGTTTCTTTAGTGTATTGTGCTTGTCCTGTGATTTTCATAATTTTATACCGTCCTTTATGTTATTTTTGTATAATATATTTAATTCTAATTTTTGAAAGTGAGTGATATTTTTGAAACGCGTAATTCGGTTGTTAGATACTCAAGGAACTGCACACGGAAATTATGAGATAGAATTACCAAATTATTGCCCTTGGTGTAAATCTAAGATCAGTCCTTCTATATTAAGT